AGAAAACCATTCTATCAATTGCAGAAGAATTATGTTTATCAATTAACATGTGAACTCTTCAGATATGAGGATGAAATCATTGACACCAGTATTGAAGAAATTGATGACAATACCGTAGATCAAGGTTATACACAAACATTAACACTTGTTGGTAGTGCCTCTACATCCACAGTTATAACAGGAATATTAAATGGTGGTGTAAGAAAAATAACTCTCACAAATAGAGGGAGTGGATACACTTCTATACCTAGAGTTGCAATTTCCTCTGCTCCAGCTGGTGGTTTAACCGCTGTTGGTGTTGCAACCATGATTTCCGGAATTATTGATTGCAATGGAGTAACATCGGATAAAATACAAGGAGTTGAAATAGTAAATCCTGGATACGGTTACACTGTTGCCCCAGGAATTTCATTTATTGGTGGTGGAGGAGTTGGTGCTGCAGCCACTACAGAAATTGCAGATGGTGTTATTGGAATAATAACAATTACAAATGGAGGATCTGGATATACATCTCCACCAGTTGTAACTATCAGTTCTCCCGGAATAGGAACAACAGCTTCTGCATTTGCTGTAGTAAGTGCTGCAGGAACAATTACATCTGTAAGGATTGTTGATGCTGGTGTTGGATACACAGTTGCACCAACCATAACCATTGCGTCTCCAATTATTGGTAGTGGAAATACAGCATCTTATGTTTTCAATGAAATTGTTACTGGATCAGTAAGCGGAACAACAGCAAGGGTAAAAACATGGAGTTCTATAACCAATGTTCTAGAAGTCTCCGTAATCTCAGGTTCATTTGTTTCTGGTGAAAATATTGTTGGAACTGCAAGTAGTGCTACAAGACTTCTTAAAACTATCGATACGGACGATATCAACGATCCATATGCCCAAAATGATGTAATAGAAGATGAAGCGGATCAAATAATTGATTTTTCTGAGAAAAATCCTTTTGGTATGCCTTGAAACATAAATAACACTAAGGTTTTGTTAAGTACTTTACAAAAATTTTTAAAATGTTTGAATATTTCTATCATGAGATATTAAGAAGAACTGTTATTTCTTTCGGTTCTCTATTCAATAATATTTCAATTAAACACACAAATAATTCTGATGAAGTTGTCAGTGTTATTAAGGTTCCTTTAGCATATGGACCAACACAAAAGTTTTTGGCAAGACTTGAACAATCTCCAGATTTAAATAAACCAGTCCAAATAACTTTACCAAGAATGTCATTTGAATTCATTGGTTTAAGTTATGATCCCCAAAGAAAGGTAACACAAACTCAAGCATTTATAACTGCACCAACATCAAATAAAACTCAAGAAAAAAAGGCATACATGCCAGTTCCATATAATATGCAATTTGAATTGAGTATTATGACAAAATTAAATGATGATATGCTTCAGATCGTTGAACAAATATTACCGTATTTTCAACCATCTTATAACATGTCTATAAATCTTATTGAAGAAATTGGAGAAAAGAGAGATATTCCAATTGTTCTTGATAACATCACAATGAGTGATGATTATGAGGGAGATTTTAGCACTAGAAGAGCATTAATTTATACTCTAAGATTTACTGCAAAAACATATCTTTTTGGTCCTGTACTTTCTGCATCTTCCGATATTATTAAAAAAGTTTCTGTTGGTTTTATTGCAGCATCTTCTTCTGGAGCAGATTCAAAGGCTGGTGCAAGAGATCTTACATATTCTGCAGAACCAAGAGCTGTTAAAAATTACACAGGAACTGTTACAACAAGTTTGGTTGGAGATATTGGATTATCCGAAACTCAAATTACCGTAGGGGACGCATCATCAATTCCAGAGAACACATATATTATTATTGACAATGAAGAGATGTATGTAGATTCAAAATCTGGAAATACTCTCACTGTCATAAGAGGATCAGATCAAACAACAGTATCTAACCATGTTTCTGGTGCAGATATTAAGAAAATAACAAACCAAGATGACCAATTGATTGAGGTTGGAGATGATTTTGGATTTAGTGGCGGATTCTCATGAAAATGACAAAAAAATTTGATGACCTAAATGAGACATTCAATGTTTCCGGAGAAATTGTAGAAAGGCAAATAGATCCAATCGAAAAGGTTGAAAAAGTAGCATCCTCCTTAGAGGATGTCAAAAAAGATTATGAGTATACTAGAGGTAATTTGTATTCTTTGATTGAAAAAGGTCAAGAGGCAATTAATGGAATTCTTGAATTAGCTCAAGAAAGTGAAATGCCAAGAGCATACGAAGTTGCAGGTCAACTTATTAAAAATGTTGCAGATGCTACAGACAAACTCATGGATCTTCAGAAAAAACTTAAAGATCTTGATGAAGATAAGAGTATTAAAGGACCAACAAATGTCACGAATGCATTATTTGTAGGTTCAACAGCAGAGTTAGCCAAGTTACTTAAAAAACAATCTACCGATGAAAACATTTAAAGAGTTTCAAGAGGAGTGGAGTAATAAATATAAAAAGAACATTGATTGCTCAAATCCAAAAGGATTTTCTCAACGCGCTCATTGTGCAGCGAGAAGAAAGAGAGCTAAAGGTGAAGAAACTAAGTCAAAACCAGTTGAATGAAAAATCAAAAGTTTTCACATAAAACTCCACATCTAAAAGGAAAACAACATCAGTTGGATCCTAACTTAGATTTAAAACAATTAGTACATCACGCTTCTGCAGAATTTGTAGATCGTGATGCTGATGGCGATGTGGATGTTTATGATAATCCAAAAAAGAAAACTCCAGATGAAAATCCAATTGATATTAATGTTGGGGCATTGTCTAAAAAACTAATTGCAAAACAAAAGGGCGAATTGAAACATACTAAAAGAGGTATGGCTTACGAAGATCTTCGTAAGTGGTTTGGAACTGGTGGAGAAGGTGGTGTTGGTGGTGGTGGATGGGATCGCTACAACACAGAAGGAGAAAGAATTGGAAAATGTGCTCGTGAACCAGGTGAGCCAAAGCCAAAATGTTTATCAAAAGAAAAGGCAGCGAAAATGTCTAAAGATGAAATCGCTGCGGCAGTAAGAAGAAAGAGAGAAAAAGATCCAGTAGCAGATCGTCCAGGAAAAGGAGGAAAACCAAAAATGGTATCCAACAAGATTGAAGAACAGTCGGATGAAATGAGATATTGTCCGATGTGTAAAAAGAAAGAAAAAAGAATGGAATGTTCTTATGGACCTGCTATGTGGGAAGCAGTAACTATTGGTGGAGTTACGGAATCTAAAAAACCAGAACCAGATCATGAGCACTCAATGGCAAGATCTGAACTTTCTACTATTGAAAGGGCAGTAAAGCGTCTCAGATCAAAAATGAAGGGAGAAGGTAATATTGAGGCATGGGTTCAATCAAAAATTACCAAAGCAGCGGATTACATCGATGCAGCAGCAGATTATTTGGATAGTGGTGAACATAATGTAGAAGAAGCAAAAGATCCTTGTTGGACTGGCTATAAGCAAGTTGGAATGAAAAAGAAAAATGGCAAAGAAGTTCCAAATTGTGTTCCAGAAGAAGTAGATCTAGAAGAAGAAAATAAACCCACCAATCCAAAACTTTGGGCTAAGTGGAAAGCAAAGGCAAAGGCAAAGTTTGATGTATATCCATCAGCGTATGCAAATGGTTGGGCTGCAAAAGGATACAAATCTGAAGGTGGTGGTTGGAAATCAGTTTCGGAAGAAACCAAAGTTTGTGAAGTATGTGGAAAGTCACCTTGTGAATGTTCTCCAAAGAGACCAATGGGAGGAAGTTCTGCAAAACCAGGACCAAATAAAAATTATGTGAAACCAATGGGTGAGTCAGTTAGAATTCCATCGAAAACAGGAAATATTATTCTGGTGACTTTAAGTTGGAGAGGAAAGTATTTTATGATTAAACTATTTTTCCCACAAATAACAAAACCAACTCGTCAAGAAGTTCAGGACCAAATTGAAAAAGTTTATCCTGGTTCTAGAGTTCAATCATATTATGTTTCTGACATTAAACCGGGAGAACAATTTTTACAGATAGAAGATTGGCAAAAAGTAAATCGTCAAGATAAGACTGATGGTTTAAGTCAAAAAGCAGTTAATGCATATCGCCGCGAAAATCCAGGTTCTAAACTACAAACTGCAGTAACTGAAAAAAATCCATCTGGAAAAAGAGCAGAGCGTCGTAAGTCATTCTGTCGTCGCATGAAAGGAATGAAATCAAAACTAACTTCTTCTGAAACTGCAAGAGATCCCGATTCAAGAATCAACAAGGCCCTTCGTCGTTGGAACTGCAATTAAAATGAAAAGTTTTAAGCAATTTCTATCAGAGTCAGTAAATATCTCTGGAGATTTCAACGGAAATCTTTATATTAATAGTTCAGAACCTGAAGTGGCAAAAGAATCATTCGTTGCTGATGTGGTTTGGGAAGGAAAAATTTATAGGATGGAAGTTGAAGGTAGAATGATGAGCAAGAATGAACTTGCAGAACATCTCCAAGGAGAATATCCTGGAGCGATTGTTCATAACATTTATCCAGCATCTCCACAAGCATCAAGAATCAAAAATGTACAGAGATATCAACCAGAAAGATTAACTTGGGGTGAATAATTCATGGCTCAGTGGAATAAGAATGAACAAGATTATCTAAATCAAGAGAGAACTCTATTTGAAGTTTTTAATGTAGCAACAAAGGATGGTGAACAGGTAAGTTTTGACAATCCATTTCCAGTATCTCTCGGAAGTTCAAGTATTACTATTATTGGAGACATTAGTATTCCAGGAATAGTATCTGTTACAAGTTCTCCTGATAATCCAATTCATAATCACATCGTTGAAGTTGGAACGGGTGGAACATTAACAGTTCCATATCTTCCAGTTGGTATTTCTACATTACTGAATACTGTAACGATTGGAAATACAGTATCAATCTCCAATACATCTTTTTATGTAACTGGTGTTGGTTCCACAGTTAATATTCAAGGAACAGTGGGTATTGGAACTACTGGACAAGTATCAATCAATGTTAATAATGCACCAGTAAGTTCTTCTAATCCATTTCCAGTCACCGGAACTGTTGCAATTTCTACAACAGCAGTAGTATCAACTGCTCTACCACCTACTCAAACTGATGCATTTGCAAGACTGAGGGTATCAAATCCACTTACTCTATTTGATAGTTCCCACAGATATAGAGACAATAATCTTTGGGAAAGTTTAGTTGTAGGAACTGGTTCTACAGTTGGATTTGTAACAGCACAAGGTTTGATTAATATTGGTATTGGAACTACTGCTGGTTGTTCTGCAATTAGAGAAACAACAAAAGTATTCTCATATCAACCAGGAAAATCATTATTGGTTTTAAACACTTTTGTAATGAATGCACCAAAAACAAATCTAAGACAAAGAGTTGGATATTTTGGTGTAGATAATGGAATGTATCTGGAACTTGATGGAAATACTTTATATTTTGTAGAGAGAAGTTTATCTACTGGAACTACAACCAGAGTCGCACAATCAAGTTGGAATATTGATAGGTTAGATGGAACTGGTGCTTCTGGTATTATATTAGACACCACAAAAGCACAAATTATGTGGATGGATATTGAATGGTTGGGACTTGGAACGGTAAGACTAGGATTTGTAGTTGATGGTAAGTTTATTCACTGCCACTCATTCCATCACGCAAATCTTATCAATACAACTTATATCACAACAGCATCATTACCTTTGAGATATGAGATTGCAAATACTGGAATTACAACCAGTGCAAGCACACTTAAACAAGTTTGTTCTACTGTAATTTCAGAGGGTGGTTATGAACTTCGTGGAATACAGCAGGCAGTTG